GTCGCTGCTGCCAAACCTGAATTTGAAGGTGATCCAGTTATTGAACCCTTTGATTTCTGGGAAGGTGCGAACTTCCGTCTTATTTCCAAGACCATCGTAACGACAATTAACGGTCAAGAGCGTAAAATGCCGAATTATGATGATAGTAAATTTGAAGCCAAGAGCGAGTTTCTTGGTGGCGATGATGATAAACTAGAGGAGGTGTATAACCAACTACATTCTCTCCAGGCCATTGTTGCTCCTTCTAAATTTAAATCATATGAAGAGCTTGAGACACGTTTTAATAGTGTTGTCAACCTTCGGCCATCGGTATCAGCATCTTCAATTCAAGAACAGGAAAAGGACCTTGAGGATCTACTAAATCCACAAGAAAACATTCTTGCTGAACTTGAGAGTTCATATACCAAATCAAAGGCAACATCTGCTAATGATGAGGATGATGAAGATCTACAACGCTTCATGGCACTTGCTGAGAGCTGAATAGACAGTTTTTAAACCGTCCACAACTTACCCCATTTGGCAACAGATGGGGTATTATTGTGAAAACCGACAGGCGAAATGAAAATCTCCAACACACATAAAAGCCTCAGTAAAGAACTCAAGAACCCCGAAGTTCTAACAAATCCCGAACCATTCCTTGGACCCAACTGGGAAACCGTTCTTCGGTGGTGGTTGTATTGGGAAAGTCTTACTGATGAGCAGAAGGATGAATTGGTTCGTCGTTATTGTGCTATTGACTATAATACTAGCGATCGTGCCAGGGATTTAGCCTACGTTGCTACAGCTGAAGTTATTAGTGATGATAATTGTTGGGCGGTTTGGATTGTTGCACCATATCCAGAAGCATTAACCGGTGAACTAATCTCCATGCACTTACTCTTTGAACGCGGCCACTCTCTAACATTCGTCCCTCTTATTAAAGACCTATGAAAATCTCCAACGCACATCAACTCCTCAGTAAAGAACTCAAGAACCCCGAAGTTCTAACAAACCCCGAACCATTCCTTGGACCCAACTGGGAAACGGTTCTTCGGTGGTGGTTGTATTATGATAGTCTTATTTATGAGCAGAAGAGAGAATTGTGGCGTCGTTGGTGTGCTATTGACAATTATACCCGCAATCGTGCCTGGGATTTAGCCCGTAATGCCGCGATTGAAGTTATTGGCTGGGATAATTGTGATGCGGTTTGGTATGTTGTACCATATCCAGAAGCATTAACCGGTGAACTAATCTCCATGCACCTACTCTTTGAACGCGGCCACTCTTTAACAATCGTTCCACTTATTAAAGACCTATGAAAATCTCCAGAACACACCAAATCCTCAGTGACAACCTCAAGAACACCGAAGTTCTAACAAACCCAGAACCATTCCTAGGTCCTAATTGGGAAACCATTCTTCGGTTCTGGTTGTATGGTGAAAGTCTTACTTATGAGCAGAAGGATGAATTGTTTCGTCGTTATGTTGTTATTGACATTGACATTGATACCTTCAATCGTGCCTGGGATTTAGCCTACGATGCCGCAGTTGAAGTTATTGGTAAGGATAATTGGAATGCGGTTTATTTGTCTGCATCATATTCAGGAATAACCATGGAACTAATCGCCATGCACCTACTCTTTGAACGCGGCCACTCTTTAACTTTCATTCCTCTTATTAAAGACCTATGAACCAATATTCTCCATGTCATTGAGAACAATACCAAGATAACTTGGCTTTAAAACAAAGATCTCTCTTTTCTTATTGTTTATATTAAGCTCATAATCATAATTGGTAACACCTTTAAGAAAAGCTGCCGAGTTTACCTTTGTTAAAATGCCCTTATCATAATATTCAAATTGATAACCATTTCCAGTAACCGAATCATCATAAATTGTAATTTTTGCTCTTTCTGAATTGTCTAATGTTATTGTAGGTAGAGCAATTTCTGGAACAGTAGCTAATTTATAAGTGAATGATTCAATATTTCCATTCTCAAATGGATCAAGAATACTTTCTACTTTAAAGTCTCCATTGTATTCTGCTTCAATTACATTAGAAATTGTTACAAGATTTCCAACCTTTAAATTCTTCAATGGTTCAGAAAGAGTTACTGTAATAGTTGTCGTTGGGTTTATGGCATCCCCGCTGAATATCTGACTTATTCTTTGGCTATTGGTTGAAATAAAATTGCCATTCGTTCTCCAATCTTTTCCGACTATTAACCCCGGCTTGAGAACGCTAACACCTAAGGAGTTCTTAATCTCAAGAGTTTCATAATGATGGATTGAATAAATGTTCTCATCGGTCTTATACTTTTCATACAAGGCTTCTTGAAAAGATAAGTTATCAAGAGGCCATTCACTTCTTACATCTAAAATGTTATTTGAAAGAAGAATAACCCAGTCTAGTGTTTCATCATCATAAAACTTTTCCGCAATTTGATCTGGTCTTTCGTTTCCAACGATGTTATACTTTGTGAAGTAAACAAGATTTCCGAATATATCGTCCTTAATTTTGTTTCTACGGAATAGATTCTTTACTTGAATTGTATCCGAACTAGCTGCACCTTTGAGTGGGCTTTTATAGTCAAAGTTTGAGGTGTTGCGAAAGTAAAAAGACATTTTAGTAACCTATTTCCGTCATTGGGATTCCTAGATAATCATCAAAATAAACAGGCTCAAGTTCTTGAAATTGCATGTCAATTGAATATGCAGTCATTGTACTAGAAGCATCATCAAATGTCATGTATTGATTGGTTGGCGTATAATTAACAACACACGACCGCATGGCACATGTCTTAATTCTTCCGATAGACATATGTGGAGCCGCAGATTTACCACTAATGTAGGCAATTTCGTAAACCATTGGAGCCTTAAGAAATATATCTGCCTTTCCTTTTCTGACCGCCATTGACTGTTTAAACACCCTAATAATCTGTTTTACTAATTTTGCCTCTTCTCTTGATCTTGGTGTTAGATCAAATCTAAAGTTAAATGGACGTAGTTCTGCACTCTGAAAAAGCAATTCTAAGTTTGGATTTAAGATTGCACCAAATCCTCTACTAAAGAAATTGCTCTGTGAGTTTACTGCCATCCTTGCAAAAAATGCTGAAAGGTAACTTTGAATGGCAGTATTAGTTCCTTTATCGCCAACTAAATTTGCAATAGATTCTTTAACCGTTTCCATTTCAGATTTTAAATCTGTTGACATCTGGGAACCCAATGATGCAAATGCCGCAGCTTGTTCAACGGCGTTCATAGAATCTCCGTTCCAATTTACACTATTATTGTCAATAATTCCACCTTGAATCGGTAACCAAATTTCTGATCTAATGTTTTTTGTCTGTTTTTCAAATCGCTCAAACCTCTTTAACCCTTCTGGTGTAAATACTCTTGTTTTATAATCAATGACATTAAACTTAATGTAGTCTTGTTGAAACTTATTGGCTCCTAGTGTTTCTGGGTAGTATAGTTTAGCTGGGAATTTATCAAACTTTTCATCCTCAATATTAGGTGGAACTCCTTCGTTTTGTAGTTTATTGCGTGATTCGTATGATAATGCTGTTTCTCTTGCTTGTTGATCTTCTGGCTTTTCTGTATTTTTTACACCTGGAACTCCTTTAAAGTTCAATTCAATTGTAGTAGGGTCTTTTTGATTAATATCATTAGCCCGAATGCTATCAAACTGACTTACTACAGATTGTTCAATGCTTTTCTTTGTAATATCACTAAGACCTGCACCCGAATTAAAATTAAACTTATATTCGTTCTCTACATTAGAATTGCCGATTGCAATTGGTTTAGCCGGATTGGTAATATCATAAATGGTCATGCTCCCTGACTTACATTCGTCAATTTGAGCATAATAAGTTTTCTTTTCTTTGGCTACGGTACCACCATACAATGTAGATTTAATACCCTCCACCTCAACTTTAATAGGAGTAGTTGCATATGATCTACAATCGGCCATTATATGGTCTGTTTAGTATATTCTATTTATCTTTACTCTGGTATATAAATCGGCATAAAAGTTGGTATTCTTAAAAAATACTCTAACTCATGCGGTTTAATCTTATAAAACTTACTCTTAACACCAAAGAAACTATACGTTCTATAGACGCTTTCAACGTATTCGGGTGCTCTTTCCCAGTGGAAGTTGAAACCCCTAAAATATACAGAATGTACTGAATTGAACATTATAACTGGGAATACATCATAGTATTTCCCCTTAGTTACTGCCCTATACTTAAAAGTATAAAGACCATTAATATCCATCCCCTCGTTACCTCTACCTAGTTTCTGTAAAAGCTCTATGACAAGATCAAAATATTGAGGAGGTGTTAATCCCGCAGGTAGCTTTTCTACAAAGTTCTTGACTGCATAAAATTCATCACTTTCTTGTTGGAGATCATTTAATTGTCTCTCAATGCTCTGATGGGTTCCTCCCGTTTCTTTTGTCCTTGTAAAGAGTGTCTTTACCTGATCTGATATTCTTTTTAGACGTTCTTCATTAGCTTTACCTAAACGTGAAAAGAACCCTTTGAGTGCTCGCATTGTTCCAAATGCTGCTCTAGCTGCTGCATCTAGTGGAGAAGGAAATTTCATAGACCAAGTTCCTCTTCTGTTACAAGTTTGAATATTAGACCATTATCCTTGCAAAAATTAATGGCGGCATTCCATTTTGCTTCATTTTTAGCATAAGTCTTTGCCTCATTGAGGTATGTTCTCGTCTTCTTTTTCGGTGATGGTTTTGGTGGAATTGTTTGTCTTTTTGGTTTAATTTCTAAAACATATCGTTTAGTCTCTCCAGACTTTTCTTGCATTTTAACATAAAGATCTGGAAAGTAACGACGTACCTTGTTTGTCGTTGGATCAAAGTATTTAATACTAAAAGATTCACTACTCCATTCTAGTATAAATGGGTGAAGATCACACCAATGAAATGCCTTAAGTTCGTAACTACTCCTATATACAATATCTTCAACATCCCCAATATACTTTTTGGGGTTCATTGGCTTAAAATAGTTTTGTATGTATTTCTTTTCTGGCACCTAAATACAATACATAGCGTGTAGATCTATTTATGGTATTACAGGCTGATATTAGCCCGAAAAGAATATCGGATCTTAAGAGTACACTTTTAAGTCCATCTTTTACTTCACATTTTGCTGTAAAGATTGTATTTCCAAAAGAAGGACTTAAAAACTTTATTGCAAGTTCTGGTAGGTTTACAAACTTTAATCTTGCCAGACTAGATCAGCTTGTTCTATTATGCACAGAGTCATCACTTCCCGGTAGCACTTTATTTACCCATGAGGTGACCAATGATTATCCCGGTGTTACCGAAAAGATGGTTTATCGCCGGCAGTATGATGATTATTCTTCATTCACTTTTCTTGTAGACGAGAAATATGAGATTATTGAATTGTTTGAAAGTTGGTTCAACTATATTGTGAATGAAGATTCAAGAGATAATTATATGAATTACAATGCCTCCTATAGAATGAAATTTAGGGAGGATTATGCTGCATCTATTGCAATCACTAAGTTTGAAAGAAATATTGGTGCAGTTGTTAATAGCCAAGACAATACTCCATCTCTTATAGGACCGCGAATGAACTATGAGTTTATTCAGGCATTTCCAATTTCTATCAATTCAATGCCGGTCTCTTATGAAAATAGTACAGTTCTTAAATGTACTGTGAACTTTACATATCTCCGTTATGTCCGCGAACGGCTCACTAAATAAAACAAACATTCCTATTATATACTGATTATGCCTTTACCAACTCCAGTTGTACCGTATTATGACTTGACTCTGCCTTCCACTGGCCAGGCAATTAAGTTTAGACCTTTTCTAGTTAAAGAAGAAAAACTCCTGCTATTGGCCATGGAGTCAAAAGACAGTATGCAGATTGCAAATGCAATGAAAGCTGTCATTTCTGGTTGCATCAAGGCAAAAAATGTTAAAGTTGAAAAACTACCAACTTTTGATATTGAATATCTCTTTCTCAATATTCGGGCAAAGGCTGTTGGTGAGGAGGTTGAATTAAAAGTTTATTGTCCAGATGATGGTGAAACTGAGGTTATGGTTAAAATTGATCTTGAAACTGTTGAGGTTAAGAAGTTCCCTGAGCATACTAACAAGATTGATCTTGGTAGTGACATGACACTGATCCTACAATATCCAACTCTTGATTATTTCATTCGCAATAACTTTGAGATTGCAGAGAGTCTAGAAACCGATACCGTTAAGTATGACCAATCGCTTGATCTCTTTATTGAATGTATTGATTCTCTTATTGATAAAGATGAAGTTTATGTTCAAACCGATTATAGCAAAGAGGAATGGATTGATTTTCTAGAGAGTCTAGACGAGAAAAAGTTCAATAACGTTCGTCAGTTTTTTGACACTATGCCTAAACTGATGCACGAGATTGATGTTACTAATCCAAAGACAAAAGTTACAAAAAAAGTCACACTGGAAGGGCTAACCTCTTTTTTTACATCGGAATGATGTATATTGATCTTGAAACTTATTATCGCTTGAACTTCGCCCTCATACAGTTTCATAAGTGGAACCCAGATTTTATTGAAAACCTTGTTCCATATGAGCGTGAAATCTATACATCCTTGCTTCAGAATCATCTAGAGCAAGAAGAGGAAAAAGCAAAAAAGAATAAGTAAAAGATGCCGAACCAAACACCACAAACTGTCAATGAAGAGAATCTAAATCCTCTTGATCAAAATGATCTTGATGATTTAGAGAAAGATCCTGACATTCTCAATAAAATTGAGGCTGCTCTTCGTGCAAAACAAAAGAAACCAAGGGCAAGAAAAAAACCAACAACTCCAAAACCCCCTACGCCCACACAAAAACCTCCTAGAAATCAAAGAACCGCAAGAATAAACAGCACAAACTTTAATCCAGGAAATGCCCAACAGCAGAATAACAATGCAAACAATGGTTGTATTTGTTATCGTGATATGTTGGGTATGTTCAGTATTATAAATGATTCGGTTACTAAAATACTTGATGTCCTTAAAGCTGAACATTTATTAGATAAACAAAGAGTTCAAGAGTTCAAAAGAAACCAGCAAGAAAAAGAACGACGAGAAAAAGAAAGAGAACTAGAGACAACATCTAGAAAAACATCTAATGCAATAAAGCAGGCTATTGCACCTATAAAGAGTCTCTTTGATAGGATATTTGAATTTATATTATACACAATAGCAGGAAGAGTTGTTAATAATGTCCTAAAATGGTTTGCAGATCCTGCCAATGAGAAAAAGGTAAAGACATTAACTAGATTTCTTAAAGACTGGTGGCCAGCTATTTTGGGGGCTTTTGTTCTTTTTGGAACAAAGTTTGGGGCAGCTATTAGAGCTACCGTTAAGATGGCGGTTAGTACGGTACTTTATCTAAAACGGATAGGTATTCCTGGTATTCTTTCGGGTTTAAAGAATCTCGCCAGAAAAGGTGCCATAACTGCACTGATCGCAGGTGGTGCAGTTCTAGGCGGAGTTGCACTTAATAAGGTATTAAATCCAGAGGAGAAAAAAGACGATCAGAGTAAAAATCAACCACCAAAGATTGGACCTCAGGCAAGTAGAGTAAATGGAACAGCTCTAGCAGCCTCAACTGGTGGTATTATCCCTAAGTTCAATTTCTTCACTCCAACCTCAAGACATGTATCGGAGATCGCTTTCAATGAAGGTGGTGCTATTGATGATGATAGTGGCATAAGGATTACTGGGGCAGGACCAGATACACAGCTTATTGCAGCCCAGCCGGGTGAAATTGTTATGTCAAAGGCTGCCGTTGATAAGTTTGGACCCGATACATTCTTGAGGATGAATCTTGCTGCAGGTTCAACCAATAATCCAAAATTTGTGGGCAATATCCAACTTGCAAAAGAAGGTGGCATGGTTGGAGGTTTGATGAAGGGTCTATCCTCATTTGGTTCTTCAGTTATGAAGAAGTTTAATATGCCCACTCTAAATGCACCAACCAAACCAAATGCATCTAGTCCACCTCCTAATGCCCCCAATATAAGTGCATCGGATTATAATACATTACTAGCTATAGCTGCAGCCGAAGATTCTGATCCTCAAGGTAGGGCAGACGTTGCACAATCAATCTACAATAGATTGTATGCCTCTAAGAAATTCAATATGAATTTTATGACTACTGGCGGCAGAAATACAGTCAAAGATATTATCACTGGAGAAAAACAATATGAACCTACCTTTGGAAATCGAGTTGCATGGTTAAAAATAACAGATAGAAAGTCAGCTGCAGTCGCTCTAGCGGAGGCGAAGAAACTTGATATTAATGTTGCCCTAAAAATGCTAGATGAAACAGATGCAGCATTAAGAAATCCGAAATTACAAAGAAAAGCTCAAGAGCATGTTGGTGGTAGACATTCTTTCTTTGGTGTCTCTCAACATGATAATATGAAAGGTGATGATGTCTTAAGATATGATACGATAAAGGGTAAAAAAGTGCCGAGAAAGGACAACTTCTTTACACATTATCCCGCCATTGATAGTGATTATCATAAGACAAGAGGTAATACTGCCGCCCCAATTCCTTCCATTTTTTATTCTCCGGTTAATAATCAACAATCAGCTATTCCAACTGAAAAGGCGAAAATCTCACAGATGGCTCCTACTGTTCAGGCACCAAAACCAATAACCAGAACCACCTCAAGTATTGTGGAGCTACCTCCTATTGATATGAGAACTGCTCAAAAAATAATGCCACAGCCTGCACATCCAGATATTCCAGATTTCCCGGTTATTCCGAAACATACCGATCGTTATGGTGAAAAAGGCACTCTCGCAGTTTTAGGTATTAACGTATAATGGCTAGATTTTCACGTTCTTCTTTTATACCAAACAGAATCACACTTGCTCCAGAGTGTATTGCAGATCCAATTGTTCTTGAATTAAAGATCATAAACAATAAAATGCGTCGGATTGATGCACATGTTTTGCTCGGAGTTAAAGGTAAGAAAGAATTAAACAACCTGGAGAGAAAAACGAATGAAGACCTAGAACGTAGAAAAAAAGAGAAGGAAAAAGAACAACAGAAAAAGTCCAACCCGATTAAATTCATCATGGGGGTTGTTCCTCAAACAGGGTTCTTAGACTCCATTCGCAACTTTATATTATACACTGCAATGGGAATGTTGGTTCCCTTTGTTCTAAAAAATCTACCAGCTATTCTCAATGTAACCAAACTATTAATTCCAGCATATCAATTTCTTGAGGGATTTTTAGGTGGAACCCTTAATGTTATGATAACAGCTATAGACTATGGCTATAAAGTTCATGATAAAATGAGAGGTGTTCTAAAAGAAGTTACAGGCGGGCAATTTGAGAAAACTTTTGATGATCTAGAGAATAACCTTAACACCTTTTTAAATCTAGCAATTATAACTGGTCTTGCGGTTGCCAACAGTGGAATTGGTCAATTATTTAAAAAGCCAGATACTACAGGTAAAACACAACTTCCACCTTCTCAGACTACAACAACAAGACCTAGACCTCAGCCGGCCCCCACTCCACCAACTCCAACACAAAGAAATACATCTAGACCTAGGCCAACAACTAGGACAATTGGTAAGTTTGGCAGAATATTTGGCAGAGTGCCAATTATTGGTGGTATTATAGATTTTGCTTTATCTGTCCTGATGGGGGAAAAGATCGGGAGAGCTACCGCACGGGCCATAGGAGCCTCTGCAGGGGCCTTTCTGGGCTCTTTTATTCCGATTCCACTTGCCGGAAGCATTGCTGGTGGCATATTGGGCGACATTGTAGGCGGCTCTCTTTATGATATTCTAGAGTCTTTCGGTAAACCCAAAAAGCTGGAATCCGGTGGAAAAGTTAGTAGAAAACCAACATCCAGAATCCCTAGAACTATTAAAAGGGCAAAAACACCAAGACCCTCTAAACAAGTTCGGCAGCGTACAATACCTGGAAAAAATGTAGGCGGGGAAGATCAGATTAAGAAACTTTTCCCAGAAAGTACAAATGATAATGAAATGAGTTCATTGAGGGTTCTTAAAAAGAACTCTTCAATTATGAAAGGTGCTGGAGTTTTAGGTAACTTTTTGAGTTCTGGTCTTGAGTTAATGGCTCTCGGTCAAAGAGTTGAAAAATCTACATTAACTGGTCTAGAGAAGTACCTTGCCTATGTCATTAATTCATCAATCAATGAACAGAATAAGGTTAATTCTAAAATGCTTGCAACAACGATGTTTGCGATGGCCGAAGGTGGAATAATTCCAGCAAGTAGGACGATTTCTCAACAACAGCAGACAACTGGTGAAACTGTTGCAAGAGAAATTGTTAAATCGTTCAGTGCAATGTTGAATAATAAGAGTGTTGAGATTTTCCAAAATCTTAGAAGAGAAATGGAACTTACACCACTACAAGAAACAGTGACCCCTGATGGTGAAGCTGGAGATATAACAATTGAAGGCATGAGTGGTTATGGCACTGCTGAAGAACAGGCATTGTTAAAGGCCATACGTTTTGCCGAAGGGACAATTAAAAGTTATGGTACAGTTTTCGGTGGAAAAATTATCCCAGAATTAGCAGAAGGAAAGATGACTGTAAATGAAGTCATTGCTATGGGAAATACCCGAAAAATGCCGTCTAGATTTGGCGGAAGGGATGTTGGTTATGGAACTTCCTATAACTCTTCTGCAACTGGGGCCTATCAGTTTATGCCCTTTACACTTCAAGGCTTAGTAAATAGTGGTGCATTAAAAGGTGAGGATTTATTTACTCCCCAACTACAAGATAAGGCAGCTCTCGTTTTAGCCGCTAGAAGAGGGGTTACAAAAGCTGATTTATTAAAAGAAGGATTGAGTACCTCAGTTTCGGCAAAATTAGCACCAGAATGGGCATCTTTCCCGACAACATCGGGGAGGAGTTTTCATGGACAACCCGTGAAGTCCCTTTCTGAACTTCAGTCTGTTTATAAACAATCACTCTCTAGTAAAGGTAATGTCAGGATAAGTGGAGCCGGTCCAATTAGTGTTGGTAAATCCATTCTTGCACAAGGTTTTGATATTTGGCAGAATAGATTCTTCACTAGGGGAAAGGGGTTTGATCCAACTGGAACATCCTATGTTGGGAGACATTCAAATTCAGCAGATCATGCCGAACACTCATTAGATATTATTGACATGAGGGGAACTGAACAAGAGGGTATAGAGCGTCTTAAAAAGTTGTTTATGGTTCTCTATGCGAAAAGAAAAGAATATGGAATAGATGAATTAATCTTTGATCCGGTTGGAAAATGGTTTGAGGGAATGAATGCTTATTCAACAACACCCCAAGGTGGCCATTCCAATCATTTACATGTAAGATTTAAAACACCCGCCAGCCGAGAACGTTCCAGAATGAGGATCGGAAATCTATTATCTTCTAATAATACAAATGAACGGGTTATTGCAGGTGACCAGATAAATATTGCACAGTCTCCTAAAATTGAGCGGAATCGTAATATTTCCATTGGTATATCAAAAGAAGATCCAACAATAGTAAAAGAAAAAACAGTATTCATTCAGCCTGTTCTACTTCCCGCATAACATGAAAGAAATAAGACCAGAAATACAACTAAAGAGGCTAGAGGTTTTATCAAATACCGGAAAGAAAGTGGAAATCTCTAATGGGTTTTCTCAGTTATACTATTATGAAAGTATTCTTGAAAACTCAATCAAGGTTGATATAACTTATGCAGATACAGGTGGAAGAAACTTTGAAGGCGAAACTACATCATCCCTAGAATCTGGCGATGCAGATCTACAATATGCTGAAAAAGTTTTTCTCAGTCTTGAAGACCCAAATGGTAGTCGTTTGGTTTTTATAACAGATGATACATGTTTGAGATTCATTACTAGACCAAAAGTAATGGGAACAACTCGCTCTGAAATAATTTCTGCAACTCTCGCCAGTGAAGAATATTTAACAAATCAATTTGAGACCAATAGGGTTTCTAGAACTTATGAGGGTAAAGTATCAGAAATGGTTAAGAGAGTATTAACAAACCATCTAAAAACCAAGAAGAATATCTTTGTTGAAGACACTCTTAATAATCTCAAAATTGACGGTAGGATTGATGATGACTCAATGCCATTTTACGTTCTAAGAGAGCTTTCAAAAAAGTCTATTCCAATAGTTCCGGCAAAAACAACCGAAGGATATACGGCTGGTTATTTTTTCTATCAAACATCAGATGGTTTTCATTTTAAGTCTATTGATAACTTATTGAACCAGACGCCAGTAAGAAAGTATGTGATGAACAATACCACAGATTTACCAACTGGTTATGATGCAAAAATTCTGAGCTATGCCTTTCACGGTGGTCCTTCTTTTATTACACAAATGAAGGCTGGAACACACAATTCAACCCGCATCACCTTTAATCCAATAACTCACGAATACAAACGTGAATCAATTAATTCAACCCAGCAAAATAAAGGAGCAATACGTGCGGCAAAAAACATTCCATTTATTCCAGAAGACTTAAACCAATCTACCAGGACAACATTTGCACAGTTAGATATTGGACAACTTCCTTATGGTGTAAATGCTACCGATCAAGTTCAGAACTCATTGCAGGAGAACTTCAAAATTCGGGAAATCTTAAACCAGAGCACGATGAGGTATAATCAACTTTTCGCCATGCCTTTAACGATTACTGTATTTTGTGATTTGTCGGTCCATGCAGGTGATGTTGTTGATTGTTATTTCCCAGAGGTTTCTTCTAAACAGACACAGATGATAAGCAAGAAAAAATCTGGTAAATATCTTGTCTCCGATTTGTGTCATTTCATAACTCCTATTGGACCTAATTTTACTAAGATGAATTTGGTAAGAGATAGTTACGGCTGATAAATAGGAATAAAACCGATGGATATTCATATTGGGGTTATTGAATCGGGGTTTGATGAGGAGAACTCTAATTATAGTCTCTGGTCAAATGAAAGCGACATTAAAGGATGGGGTAAAAGGTATAGAGTAAGGATCCCTGGTATTCACTCAGAAGATAAATCGGTAACACCAGATTCTAGCCTTCCTGTTGCTGAAGTTATTTACCCTGTCACAGCTGGAACTGGACACGATGCAACGTATCAAGTAGATGCCCTAAAACCCGGCTCTATTGTGACCATTTGGGAGGATAATAATAAAAGACTATTCATTAATGGCTGTAAGGGAAATAATGAAAGAACCCCGCTTGCCAGAGGGCCACAAGAAATAGGTTTTATTCCTTATAGTTTGGCAGTTGACGGTCCATTATTCAATATTGCCAAAAGCGGTAACAAATTTTGGGAGGCATCAACCAATACCTTCTTTGTTATGAGTTGGGCCAATCATTATGAGCAAGCAGATGGGACACAAACATCGGTTATTGCAACAACAACTAATTGCCAAAAAACTCCATTAGGCTCAATTCAAATCAAGATTCAAAACTTCATTAAAGATATAACAGAAGTTAAGAATTGGTTAAGTAGACAAAAACAATCTGCCCAAGATTTTCTCAATAGTAGTACACTCTTAAATAAAACCATTGATAACTTACAGACATTTGCAGGCGGTCGCCAGAACTCTACGATAGAAGAATGGATTAAATCAAAGATTCAGCTCTTTTCTAAAGATATATCAAAAGACCTAAAAAGTATCATCACACAGATAGAGGCAAAGGTTAAAGGTACAATCAACGATAAACTAAAGCAATTTTACAATAAGTTATTTCCTAATCAGTTACAACAATTCAAAGATAAAGTTGAAACCGCTAATGATCTAGTTGCGTGTTTGTTCAGAAAGATTGTAAAAAATCTTATTAAGATGTGTGCCAAGTTTTTAGAAAGTGCCTGGGATAAAATTGCCAATGTTGCAACTTGTGTTGTTGATAACTTTGTTGGTGGCCTCATTGGTAAAATAATTGGTCTTATAACAAGTTCCATTGATAAAATTCTTCAACCAATTAAGGCCATTTTAGGAGTATTTGATATTGGTCAAGATATTCTAGGTGTTATTGAAGATTTATTGACTAATCTTTCTTGCGATGAAAAACCGACATGTGCAAAGATCAGTGAATGGAGTGTGTGGGATGGTCCTGAATCTATCTTTGAGGAAACTATTGCGTCTACCACCAATCTATTCAACAAGGCAAAATCTTTTGCCTCAAGTGTGCAAGGGGCGATTGACCCAGATAATTTTGACTTTGATTTGGATTTTGCGGATGTATTTCAAGATACATGTAACGTGGCATCCATAGCTTGCGGTCCACCTATTGTTGAGTTTTTAGGCGGCGGGGGTTCTGGGGCATCTGGAAATGCCATTGTAAATGCTCTTGGTCAAATTATTGGCATTGACATTGTTAAATCCGGTTCTGGTTACACTTCTGCCCCTGTAGTAAAATTCAAAGATGCCTGTGGTAATGGTTCTGGTGCAGTTGCACGTTCTGTTATTGGAATTGTTCCTATTCAAACCACAAGTATTGGCGGCAATTTAATCCAAAATCAGACAACAATCGGAATCACCGGGATCACTACAACGACTACCGGCATTGTAAACGTTATAATTGAAGATCCTGGGGTTGGATATTTACCTGCACCTGACGGGAGTAGTGGTTCTAATGGTCTAACAATTACTCCCGCGCCAGCACCAGGGACCAATGGATCTGCAACTATTTCTACATTAGGAAGCTATCCAACAAAAGCAGATGGAGGTTATCCGGTTATTATGAAATTGTGTGAGGTTCTTGTTGAAGACGGTGGGTTTAACTATGCTCAAACTGATGAGATTATCATAACCCCTTCAAATGGAGCAGAATTAAAACCATTCTTTACTGAATCTGGCTCCCTTTATAAGGTGGATGTGTTGAAAAATGGAGAAGGTTTTAAAGAGCTACCAGAGATCAGTATCCAGTCCTCAACTGGTTACAATGCCAAAATGCTCCCTAGACTATGTGCAGAACGAGTTGGTGATGACCTAACTAAGACAAGAACGATCGGAGCAACCATAAATGTTATCAGTTGTCCTGGTAAGTAAATGACGAGTAAAAATCCAGCAGCCATCAGATATGGTAATAGGGATGCAGAAATCAAGTTTGGTCATATTCATCCCGATAATAAACTTGCGGCATTCATTGTAAGGAGTGGACGAGAACCAAATCATTATATCTCAATGGAATCTGAGGGTAAACCTCATAGAAAAAATGGAACAATCTGCCGTTCAACTGGAGCTTTCCAGATTAAGGCAGGAGATTCTGTAAAAAGTGGCGGCCTTGAAGAAAACATTGGTGTCTATATTGAGGCTGTTGATGGCGACATCGTTCTTAATGCAAAGAATGGACGGATCCGTATTATTGGCGAGAATATTGATTTAGTTGCAAGAGGTGCAGATGGTCAGAATGGTAATGTCGTTATTGATGCAAATGAAAAGGTTATAGTAAATGCTCCAATTGTCACTATTAGTTCAAAGATTTCAACAAGAGTTATTTCGGATCAAACTGTTGAGATGATTGGAAAAGCCATACTCAATTGTTACGGTGGAATTATGGATTTTGCAGATGGAGCAACAAAAATTGTCGGTTCAAAAGGTGGCTCTTTAGTAGAGGAAAGAAATAGATGAAAGTACCAGATTTATTCGTAGGCAAGCGGCTCATTGTTGGTGATGGTTACCCACAAGCATTAAAATTGGGTCTAGATGAGGTTAGAGGGTCTTCCTACATAGAGGGTCCACTTGCGGTCGGAAACGTTGCTAGATTTCCGGTTATACCAGCCGCTCTAATGGTGGCACCGCAAGTCAATCAAGACGTTAAAACTGCATCAAAATGGTCAGCATATTTCCATGGGGGTGTAAGGGTTAAAGGTCTTATTGTCGGTGATGTTGTGGCTGCAACAAAGGCAAAGCCGTTTGTCATTGACCATCCAACTAAACCTCTTATGAAGCTCGTTCATGTAGCTCTTGAGGGACCAGAAAATGGTGTTTATGTTAGAGGGCGTTTAACTAATCAAAAGTGTATTGAGCTTCCAGAATACTGGCTAGATTTTGTGGATGTTAATTCAATCACAGTTCAGCTACAACCAATCGGATCTAGCCAGTCACTAATTATTGATACGATTAAAGATAATAAGATTTACATTAAAGAGGCAAGTGAACAAACTATGATTGATTGTTATTATCATGTATATGGTACAAGGAAAGATATTGAAAAATTAAAAGTGGAGGTTTCTCCAGAAGAATATGGCCTTTGATTATAATAGAAACTACGGCTCATTTATTAGAAGTCGTTATGGTTATTTGGATGACGATTATTTTCTTGACCCAGATGAACTAAACTTTGGTCTTAATTATGCGGGTAATGTTGCGGCAATATGGGTAGGAAGTAATCCTGGACAATATGCCTATTGTGAGCTAACAACAGATACATCATTAAACTTTAGCCACTCTCTCGGTAAACTTAGTCAATTCTCGGTTGTTTCAGACAAAATTAGCTTAACTGCGCCATTGGTGGATTGTCAATATGAAATCAGGGCACCATTGGGCACCTTTACTAATTTGGCTGCGCCTTATAAGATGTTTGACATTAAACATCCATCTAAAGACAATAAAAGACTAAGACATGCCTGTTTAGAAGGACCAGAAATCGCTGTCTATATTAGAGGTAGACTATACAACGAGACTACCATTATTTTACCCGATTATTGGGAAAATCTAGTAGATCTAACAACTATTAATGTTCAGCTCACCCAAATAGGCGATTCGCAAGAACTGGCCATTGAATCCTTAGATTTCCCACTCATACATATTAAGTCAAATAATGGTTCAGACATCAACTGCTATTATTTTATCACTGCAACTAGAAAAGACGTTCAAACATTAGAAATTGAGTATGACGACAACAGAAACTAAAACAGAAGATTATCTTATCGGTTATTCGGTAAACGTTCTCAACCGATCATTTTTATTGTATTCTAGCACTGGTGCAACAAAAGAGGTTACATGTGAAACTCCAGAACAGTTTCTCAACGTTCTAGAATTTATGGAGAATACTCTAAAAAAAGAAGACTGGTTTGATACCCAGGACATTGTTATTCGCAATAATATTGAAGAATGAGTACAAGACCTGAAACAAAGCAATCATTAGAAATGCTATTCAAGGCATCTTGGAATATCCCAAAAGCTGCCGCTAATGCAAATCTTACTAATAAAGAAATGAAGATCATTTTCAATGAATATTGCGTTCTTAATCCACCTACCTATGTGCCACCAGATGAAGTGGCACAACAACCACCCAAAAGTCAAAAATAACTGATATGCTCATTGAGTCCTTAAAAATTTGGCAATGAGCGATTCCAATTTTAGCCTTTCTCCAGTTACTACTGTTCAATCTTTACCCACTCATAAAAATATTGATATAAACTTTATGTTGGCAGTGGCTACGAATTTTTTCAACACTCGTTTTAATAATGGTAAGAATGTTTACACTTGCAATCTTTATCTAAAAGGCAAAATTTTTGGTAGAGAAGATAAAACTGAAACTGTTCTAAAAATTGAGAATTTTATCGGTAGCTTGATTGATACACCTAAACAAGTTTTATCCCACACAACCGATTGCTGTGTTTTTTTACTATTTGACGAATTACTTGTGAGGTTTTATGCTCATGATAATTTTAATTGTCTTAATGTGAATATAACTGGTGAAAAAGATGAGGTTGAAAAATTTAGTGCAATTATTCTTGAATATTTTGAACAATTTGAATTTCTTGAAGCAAAGAAAGTGCCCATTGTTCATTGGTGCTTTTTTGATGTTGACGGTAGAATGACTGCACTTAAACGTGAACTAATTGTAGAAAATGTACCATTTACAGAAATGTATCCATTTCTACAAGGAGAATCTCTTGAAGATTATTATGAAAGGTTTGATAAATCAAATGCTTCTATTCTTTTGCTACAAGGTCCTCCAGGTACAGGTAAAACATCCTTTATTCGCGGGCTATTGGCTCACTTTAATAAACAGGCATTGCTTTCATATGAAGAAGCAATTCTAAAGAGTGATACATTTTTGAGTACCTTTGTTAAAAATGAAGGAGTTGACTATCTTATTTTTGAAGATGCAGATGCCTTCCTTACCTCACGAGAAAGTGGTAACCGAACCATTCATAAATTTCTCAATGCGGGTGATGGTTTAATTTCTGCGAGCAATAAGAAAATCATCTTTACTACAAATCTTCAAAGTCTTACCGACATTGACCCGGCCCTTATTCGGCCCGGAAGGTGTTTTGACATTTTGCAATTCCGCCCACTAACTAAAGATGAGGCAATTACTGTTGCACAAAAACGAGGTGTAGACGTTGAACTTCCTGAACAAAACTTTACAGTTGCAGAGATTTTCAACACTCAGAAATACACAAAGAAAAAGGAAACTCGTTCCATTGGTTTTGCAATGTGACAGAACTTAAAGTGGCACAAGACCTGGGAGAAATCCTGGGTTTTGTGCTATTATAAGTTTTTACCAAAAATACCATGCAATCGTTTTCACAATGCCCAGGTGAAGTTTATGATAATCATCTTGATCTTCTCACGGACGAAGAGCTTTCCCGCATTGATCAGATCATTGATGATGCCACGAAAAATAAGTTCGTTGTGATTTATCATAATAAAGATGATCTGACAAACATTAGATCGGAATTTGATACAATGGAGAAAGCATTATTGATTGCTCTTGAACTTATCAGAAAAGGATACATTGTAAATAGCGTCGTTACGTCAACCTACCTTGTGACAGTATAAAAACTAGAATATTGATTGCAATAATAAACATTAAATGTCTTACAAACCGATTTCCTTGTTTTCTCTTATTAAAGACCTATGAAAATCTCCAGAACACACCAAATCCTCAGTAAAGAACTCAATAACCCCGAAGTTCTAACAAATCCAGAACCATTCCTCGGACCCAACTGGGAAACCGTTCTTCGGTTCTGGTTGTATTATGATAGTCTTACTGATGAGCAGAAGGATGAATTGAGATGTCGTTATTATTCTATTGACTCCTGCGTTCGTGCCTGGACTTTAGCCGAAGATGCCACAATTGAAGTTATTGGCCGGGATAAATGGCGGGAGGTGTTCATGGTTTCACCAACTCCAGAAGCATTAACCTGCGAACTAATCGCCATGCACCTCCTCTTTGAACGCGGTT